CACTGGGCATCGCATCCAACACCGACATCGTCATCTGGCTGCGCACCATATTGCGCAGCTTGCGACCCAGACGCATCACCACACTCGTCTCAGTAACACCCTGCATAATCCCCTGTAAAACATCAGCCGGAATAAGCGCATCCGCGCCATCTCTCGTAACAAAACTGTTATAAGCCATCTCAAAACCCTTCCTTTCAATCTATCATTGCGACACGCAGTGCGAAGCAATCTCCACTCCACATGTCATTGCGAGGAACGAAGCAATCTCCACTCGCCCGCTTACCTATACCCTGCCGCTTTTCGAATGAACGAATTCACCGAATCACCACCAGCAGCGCTGTTATTGGTCCCATCCCCGGCGTTTCCCTTGGCTTTCGACTTTTGCGAAGCATCAGCCTCGAAAAGCTCCGGGTAGGAAGTTCTTAATGAGTCAAAATTCACCTTCCCATCCACAACCAGGCCATCCGCAACCGCCAGCTTATAAGCCGCCGCCACATTGCGCACACCTGCCGTAGGCGCGCCCTCATAGAACGCCGCCCGGGAAGTAGCCTCAGACAACTGGTTAGCCATCTCGGTCAACCTCTTCTGAGCATCACTTCCTGTTTCCAATTTCTTAGCCGCATCCCGCAGCTCCTTTTCAAGATCCTTACCACGGCTGCGCTCAGCATCCAGCGCCTTCTTCAACCCAGCCGTATGCGACGAGTAAAGTCCCTTTACCGTCTCATCCTGCCCCGCCAGCCAACCCTCAAACGTCACTTGCTGGCCCTGTCCACCATCCCCATTTCCTTCGTTCTTCTGTCCAATACTATCTGGCATCTCGCCTTCCTCCTTCATGTCATTGCGAACCCCGTTCTTTGGGGTGAAGCAATCTGTTATTGCGGGGGGATGTTTGCGTAGCATCCCGAAGCAATCTTAAATAAAAAACACCCGATGTCTCTCAACATCGGGTGCTCATACCGACTTTGCGGGCTGGCCCATCGCCTGCCCTGCTGAACTTACTCTCTCATTATACCAATCGGTACACTACTTGTCAACTCACCCCACTTCACCCCATTATCAAACTCCCGCACATCCCCACCCCCCACATAATACTCACCCCCAAACAACTTAATATACCGCGCACATTCCGCCACCTCAAGCCCCGCACACTCCATCAACTCCGGGTGCAGCTTACCACGCTCCATCAAATGCGCATAATCCAGCAGCGCACACATATCATCCAGCGCCCAAACCAAATCTTGCGGGCAACCCTCCTGCCTCAAAAGCCACTTCCGCAGCACATTATGCAACTGCTCCCCCATCGCCTCCATAAACTCATGGGGGAACTCCACCGGCTCCCGCCTCATCGCACACCCCCCACCATCGTACGGGCAGGGCTTGCCCCTGCCCCCTGGCTCGCCCCCACCCCCCGCCGCCTATCCCACCGCATCACCGCCACCGTCGTCGCCAAACGCCCCCACTCCACCAGCAAACGCAGCCCCTCCTCATCCAACTGCCTCACCAAACCCCGCTCCACCTCCGCAATCTCAACCAGCGCCTGCCTTTCAATCTCCATACTATCCTGTTTCATCTTCGTTTTCATCTTGGAAGCTCCTTTTGTGGTCAGGTCTCCCCAACCATGCTATAAATGCAAAAATCCGCACCGGGGTAGCGCCGGAGCTTCCAACTCTTGAGCGACTATGGTCCCGATGCGGATCTTTGCCCGCAATATATTAAATTGTGACTTGCGCTTGTTTAATAAAACAAATCGCTCAAAAAGAGTTGGAAGCTCAACCACTATTATACCCACCTTTCCCCAAATTTCAACCCCCCAATTTTCCCATTAAGCAGAACAGCCCGTAGGTTGGGTTGAGGGGCCTCCACCACCGGCCATTCCCATATCCCCCCGCCCCGAAACCCAACAGAATTTACTTCACACAGCGCACTTGAATAAATCTTATTCTCGGCATCGGCTATTTATCCTTTTCCCCGAAAATTTCTTCAAAAGATTTTTTGAATTTTTCATTCCTTGCCTCAAACAATATTCCGCTATCACCATCGAAAGGTTCACGGTGATCAAACTTACCTTCCCAAATTAATTCCGGAATACCTTCAGGAAATGCTTCACACACATTTTCATCAATTTGCGGATCCCAACGCTTACAAAATAAACAAAAAGGACTTACCATAACTTTCAGTAACTCAGAATCATCAATCACTATTGTCCCATTCATCGTATTTCCTCTCGATCATAACCAAACATGTGATCAAAATAATTATCAACTCTAAACCATATTTCATGGGTCATATCAATTTCCGTTCTTTTTTCATTGATAATACCATCTTCAATTAATTGTAGCATAGTACGCTTCAAATCGGCATGTATTTCTTCTAATACGGGGTTAATTTCACTCATATCATAACTGTATAGGTCAGAGCTTGGCCGTATTAGATAACGATACGCCCCATGTTTTTTATCAGTTACTACCCTCAACTCTGATATTCTCCATTTAATCATCGTTGCTACGTCTGCAGGAGATATACTTTTCCCGCTCGGGTGATTATGTACTAAAACATTTCCTTTCAATGCATTCAGTTCATTATCCGAAAATCCTACTACTATAGCATTCCCATCTCTCGCAAATAGAAATTCACCATCAGGTGTAAATACTGCTGCTGTTTCAAAAGTTTGTTTTGCAATTTTCTTTTCAGCTTCATCAATTGTTTCAAATACCCTTGAAGGACCAATTTTTACTTTTTTATTTTCAACATCAAAATCTGACACACCATCTCCAGGCGGCCCTTTCTTTCTCATTGCTGAGCGATACTTCCTCGCCCCTTCCTTCCCCAAAACATCCCGCAAACTCCGCTCATACCGCATACTTCCCCACCGGCTATCAACCTTCCGTCCCACCAGGTCCTGCAGCGTAATCGCCCCATCCTTATACGCCGCAAACTTCCCTGGTCCCAAAATCGCCAATTGTTTTTCTTCCGGCAATCCCCCAAACACCTCAGCCCCTTTTACAATGCGTGCCGTGTCACCAATCAAAATTGGCAACATCATACACCGACCCCCAGGATGGTCATCAAGTCGCTCATCCAACGTATGCACAGTCCCATCCATTGCCCAGCAAGCCGCACACGTCCGCTCACCCCTCGCACTACGCCACTCCCAGCCCTTTACGATATCACTATTAGCCAGGTAACTCTGCCGCGTCGCCTCCCGATAACTGCGCAGCACCTCCGTCCGGCTAATCCGCAAAGCCCGCACCAGGTTGTTCCCCAATCCCTTCCGAATCTCCAGTGCAATTGCCATCGGGCTTTTTCCCAGCGCCAACCCCGTCACCAATCCACCCATAACCAACTTTCCACCCTCATCAGGCAGCTTGTCCAATAGGTCTCGCAGTGGCGACCCATCTTGAAAAGTCCCAACCATATTCTCCACCGCCCCACTCGGCAACCGGTTCCACGTAACAGAGATACCATCTGTGTTTATCTGCGTCAATCTGTGGTTAACCATTTTCTCCGCATCCCGCATCGCCGCCTGTACAGACGCAAGACTTTGCGTCTCAATCTTCCCCTCCGCAAACCGCACAAACTCCCGCATCTCCCCCTCAACCTGGCTGCGCAGCGCCCGCAAACGCTCAAACTTTAACGTCAATCCTGGACCGGTTGCTTGTCCTCCAGATCGATCAAACTCAGCCAGCGCATCATCAATTTGCACCTTCAACCGCCCCCAAACCGCACCATAATAACGCACCATCTCACTCGCCGCCGCCCGTTCTCGCGCCAGCAGTGCCTTCCTGAACTCATCCGCCAAATCATAAATATCCGGCATGATTTTACCTTGTCATTCTTTGCGCTCTTTGCGCCTCATTGCACTGTGTGCAACGCAGTGTTGCGAGAGCCAAGTTCTTCGCGAGAGATAACATCCTCATTGCCCCTTATCAAACTTACCCAAAATCGCATCCCCCAACTGCTCCCCGCTCGTCTCCATCTCCCCTTGCATCGTCTCAATCTCCGCCTCACTCCACCCCTCGCGCCGCAGCACCGTCACCAGCGGAATCCCCGCCTGCACATCCAACAACCGCACCTGCGCCTGCGTCATCGGCTGCACCGTCCCAACCTTGTCCCACTTCAACACCACATCGCCCACATCAACCGTCAGTCCCGCCACCTTCAACGCAAACACCATCGCCCGCCGCCACACCGCCGTAAACCGCTCAATCCTTGCCTCAGCCTTGCGCGTCAAAGGCGATTCCATCGCAATCAACGCCTCACCGCTCGGATCCCCGCCCTGGGCATACAAATAATGTTTCGGCGTCCGCGTAATCTTCGCCACCGCCGATGCCAATTGATCAATCGCATTCAAATAATTGCCCAAATCCGTCGCCTGGAACTCACCCACCTGCGTGCTCTGCCCCATCCCATCCCCACCTGGCACAGACCAAATCTCATTCGGAGAATTCTTCAACGCCCCAACATCCGCATTAGAAATAATCCACCGCTGCCGAAACGCCCCATACTCCGCCGCCACCATCATATCCGTCAGCAACTTATTGATCCCATTCTGAATCGGAATCACATTCTCCAAATCACCCTTCGGCAGCGTCCCGCGCCTGCTCAAACAAAAATGAAAAACCGGCACCTCCCCAAACGGATTAGCCGCCATTCCATCTGCGAACTCGTCGTCATCCACCACAAACGCAGAAGCATCCCCCACCGCCGAGGCCTTCTGCACCGTCCGGTAATATTCCAACCTGTCCGCATAATACAACGTCAGCCGGTAGCCCCCATCCTCATCCACCCACAACTTAGCCGCATAACGCACAGCCCGTGGATTATCGCCCCGGTAAAACACATGGCACAGCCGCGGATCATTATAGAACATCTCTGGCGCTCCATTTTCATCCGGCCAAACCACCAAATACGCCTCACCCGTAACCAGCGCCGCCTCATGCAGATCATCACTCTCCAGGCCCAATTGGTTGGTATCCCAAATCGCCTGCACCACCTCCTGCACCGCGTCCGGCGCAGTAACCCCATTCAACTGCAAACGCTCCTTGCACGCATCAATCACCACCGCGCACCAGTTCTCCAAAAACCGCACCTGCACCCCCGCAAAAACCTCCCGCAGCCGCTCATTCGCATACACCAACGGCTGATTGCCATCATAATAACGAAAAGCATCCGCCAACTTCTCCCGCTTTCCCATAATCGTATCAAAAGCCAACTTCACATCTGTATTCATCCTCTTCTCCTCTTATCCCTGCCAACCCTTCGCCTTCTTCTTCGCCCCCCCCCTAAAAAACGCCATCTTCACCCCCCTCGAAATCGTATCCACCTGGTCATCATGGCTCCCATTCGGAAACTCAATCAGTTCATTGATCGCCTCCTCATTCCACGCACCTCGCACAAAATACAACTTACCCGCCAGCGCCCGCGCCTGCACCACCCGCGCATCAGACTCTTTATCATCCGTCGCTCGCACTGGGAAAATAGCCACCCCCACCAGTTCAGGATCATTAATAAAGTCCCGAAACGCCAGTTCCTGAAACATATTCGACTCCACCCCATAAACAGCCTCGTGATCCATCTTCATCACCTGCTTCATCACCGGCACGAAATCAGTAAATGAATGGATCCGCACCATATCCCGCACATAGATATTCCCCGCCCTATCCACCGCCACCGCCGCACACGTATTCCAGTCCGCCCGCTTCGTCTTCCCCAACGCCAAATCCAAATACCGGTACCATTGTAGGGGTCGCGCAGCATCCTGTAGGGGCAGGGCTTGCCCCTGCCCTCCTTGCCCCTGCCCTCCCTGCCCATCTTGCTGCGGCAACTTATCCGCTTCAATAATCTTTATATTGCCACGCCCAAAATAAACCCCCTCATCCGGCCTCGGCTGCTGCTGATACAGCGCCGACCAGATCGTCGGCTCCCCATCTGCCTCAAATGTCTGCCGCGTCGTCTCCAGCAAATCAACCGGAAACAACTCCGGGCAATAACTCACCCCACTGTCAGCAGCACGACCCAACGGATCGCACAACGGCTTATACAAACCATCCTTCATCGCCGCCAGTTGTTCATCCTCACTCACCGCATAATCCTGAGCCCCCAGCGGAAACGCCGGAATAGATACAATCTCCCATTGCATCCTCCGCCTGCCGAACCCGTCGCCGCCCACGGCACAGCCCCCTGTAAAGGGTGCGACCTGGCTGGTGGGACCGTCGCAGCCCACTGCGACCTTCTGCCCTCCCTGCCCATCAGCCATCAGCCTGATCTGCTCCCCAATCAGATCTTCCCGGTGCCAGCGCGTATGAATCAACACAATCGCCGTCCCTTTTTTTCTGCGGCTGATAATACTGGTCTTAAACCATTTCGAGACCTTCTTCCGTTGCTCCCGGTTGAGCGCCTCTTGAATATTTTTATACGGATCATCAATCACCACCAGGTCAAACGACCGCCCCACCGCACCACCGCCCACACCTGTTGCCATCAACGAACCGCCATGACCCTTAATCCGCCAGAAGCTTTTCGACGAGCTATCCCGGCTCACCTCAACCGTATGCTCACTATAGGCCCGCTCCCCAAACAGCGCCGCATAGCGCTCATGCTGCACAATATCTTGTGTTTCTTCACTGTGAGAAGTCGACAACTCGCTCGAATAAGTTGCCACCAGGCAACGTGTGCTGGGTATCTTTCCCAATAACCAGCTCACAAATAGCTTAATCGCCACCGTAGACTTTCCGCCTTGTGGTGGCATCTCAATAATCAGCAACCCGTTTCCCTCAGCCCCCTTCGTCTGGATATACCGATAAACACCCTCCATCGCCTCACATAATAATCGGTGTACCGGATGTGCAACCCAATCCAACAGCACATACTCCCCATAATCAGCCAGGTGCCGCCGCGCCAAATCACGCCACGCAAACTCAGCATCTTGAATCTCCGGCGTAACCTCGAAAGTGTTACCCATTGCCCTTCACCATCTTCCGCACCAGCAACGCCTTTTCGCGTTCCGCTCGCTCATCCAAACGCGACAGATCCGATGCATCATCAATCTCAGTCCTAACCGTCACATCCTGCTGCGGTCGGTATTTATTCGTCATCTCCAAAAACACCTTCCGATCCTGGTAATTCCGGTGCGAAGGGTTCGCCGCACTCGCCGTCAGTGCGCTCATCACCTCCCCCAAATGTGCCAACAGCGGATCCGCAGCAAAATCCCTGATAATCTGCTCAATCTGTGGATGGCGTTGTTTCCACATCATAATCACCCGGTCAGAAGTCAGCCCCAACAACTCCACCGCCAGCTTATCTTGCGTCTCCGGCACACGATATTTCTTCGGCATCGTACTCCACGCAATATAAACTGCCACCCGCCACGGCCACCCCAACCGCGTCAAATACTCATACCTCGGATACCAATCATAAGCCACCTCCCCTCCCCTTC